CTTTACTATATCCTACAGTCATTGCAAAAGTGGCACAGGATTATAATGAAGCTCATGTTTTATTGGAAGTTAATGATATTGGTGGTCAAGTGGCCGATACTTTACATTATGATTTAGAATATGAAAATATATTATCATCAATAGTAAAAGGGAGAGCAGGACAAGTATTATCTGCAGGTTTTGCAAGAGACACTTCTTTTGGAATAAAAACAACTCCGCAGGTAAAAAGAATAGGATGTAGAACTTTAAAAAATCTAATAGAGGAAGATAAACTTTTAATAAATGATTTTGATACAATTGCAGAGCTTACCTCTTTTGTTGTTAGGGGTAAAGGTTATCAAGCAGAGGAAGGGTCGCATGATGATTTGGTGATGACATTGGTTCTGTTTTCATGGGTGGCCAATCAAAGATATTTCAAGGATTTAATGGATCAGGATCTAAGAATGAAATTATACAAAGACCAGATGAAAGCTATTGAAGATGATTTATTACCATTTGGAGAAATGTGGGATGGTACGAATGATAGTTTTGTTGATGTGGATGGTCAGCGTTGGGCATATGCAGAAATGTAGTCGAAAGTTGCAAAAATATAAATACAATTAGCAAAAGTCCATTCGATTAGTTTTATAAATAGATCAAAGGAGAAATAACATGGCATTTCAAATAAGCCCAGGCGTAAATGTATCGGAAATAGATGCTAGTCTACGAGTTTCGCCTGTTTCAACATCTGACGCAGCTATCGCAGCTGGATTTCAATGGGGCCCAAGTAATCAAATTACTACGGTTTCATCTGAATCTGAGATGGCTAAAATATTCGGTAAGCCCGATGGGGATACTGCAGCAAATTGGTTAACTGCATCGAGTTTCTTGGCATACTCAGGTGCATTACAAGTAATTAGAACCGTTGGTACAGATGCAAAGAATGCAACTTCTGGCGTAGCTACAATTGGAGCTATTTCCAGTGTTGATTTCACTCAACTTGTAAGTGGTAGTACATGGGAAGCAAATAGGACTAGTACAGCAGTTGTAGTGACTGGCGGTGGTGGTGATGGTCGAGTGACTATTGTTACTGATGATGATGGATTCATTTCCAGTATCACTGTCACTACTGCCGGTACTGGCTATGAGGAAGGTGATTCTACTACACTTGCAGACCCAGGCAGTACTAACTTTAATCTTACATTTGAAGTTGATACAGTCGTATCTAGTGGCACTGGAGCAGTATTGGTAGAAAATGAAGATCAATATGATGCTGGTACATTAGATGCAGAGACAGATGCATTTGTTGCACGCTATCCAGGCGCACTCGGTAATAGTTTAGAGGTCAAATTGTTACATTCGGGCGGCTTTAGTGGTTGGGATAGTTCATATATGCAAAATGGTAAGCAGACAAATGTTTCTTTTGAAGCTATTTTTGATCGTGCACCAGATACATCAAACTATGTGTTAACAAAAAATGGTAATGTAGATGTTAATGATGAAGTTCATGTTGTAGTTGTAGATGGAACTGGAGATATTTCTGGAGTTGCTGGTACAGTATTGGAAAAGTATGCACATCTTTCATTAGCTACTGACGCAAAAGGTGAAGAAGGTAGTAGTATTTACATTAAAGATGTTATTAGGCGTGAGTCAAAATATATCTATGCTACTGGAGATTTTCGTCAAATTGCAGTTGGTTGGAATTCTGACAATACGTCATCAACAACTACTGCATTCCAGAATAGTCCAACTCCATATTCCGTAAGATTGGCTGGTGGCGCTGGTGCTAATACTGCTGTTTCAACAGCTGCTAATGCAGATGCTGCCCGCTATACTGCAGGTACTAAAGGTTATGGATTGCTTCGGGATACTGATGTAGTTGATGTTGGTATAATAATTTCTGGTGATGCTAGTATTAATTTACAACAAAATCTTATCGATAATGTAGCCGAATATCGAAAAGATGCAATTGTTGTTATTAGTCCAGAAAATACTACTGCAAAGCCAGTTATCATTGGTACAGGAACAAATTCCGCTAAAGCAACTGCTCTTGGTGTATGGTTAAATTCATCTAATTTGAGTAGATCTACATCTTATGCAGTAGCCGATAGTGGTTATAAAAGAATGTATGATGCTCACAATGACGTATATCGTAACGTTCCTTTGAACGGAGATATTGCAGGATTGATGGTCAGAACAGACCAGACCAATGATGCATGGTGGAGTCCAGCTGGATTTACTAGAGGTAGTATCAAAAATGTGGTTAAGTTACATTTTAATCCAGATAAAGCTTCTAGGGATACCATTTATAAGTTGGGTATTAATCCAGTAGTTTCGATGCCGGGTTCTGGTACAATACTTTATGGAGATAAAACTCTATATGCCAAGCCAAGTGCATTTGATAGAATCAATGTTAGGAGATTGTTTGTTGTTCTTGAAAAATCTATTTCTCGTGCAGCTAAGAATTTACTATTTGAATTTAATGACGAATTTACGCGTTCCTCATTCAGAAATATGGTAGAACCATTCTTGAGAGACATTAAAGCTCGTCGCGGTGTTTATGACTATAAAGTTGTTTGTGATTCCACAAATAATACATCAGAAGTAATCGACAGGAACGAATTTGTTGGTGATATTTTTATCAAGCCAGCACGTTCTATTAACTTTATTCAGTTGAACTTTGTTGCAGTAAGAACAGGCGTAGACTTCAGTGAAGTTGTAGGTACTGTCTAATAAAGGGAGAAAATAAATATGGCTTTTAATATTAATGAATTTAGAGCTAATTTGCCCGGCGGTGGAGCTAGACCAAATCTCTTTGAGGTTAATATTCCAGTTCCTGCAGCCTTGGGCGGATTTCAGAATGAAGCTCGGAAAATAAAATTCCAATGTAAAACTGCTTCTATACCAGCTGGTACAATTGAACCAGTAGAACTTAGCTATTTTGGTAGGTTGGTCAAATTTGCAGGAGGTAAAACTTTTGAAGATTGGGAAACTACTGTAATCAATGATGAAGATTTTGCTGTGCGACGTTTTATAGAAGCTTGGCAGGAAAAAATCATAGGGAATGCGACTAATAGAAGTGCTGCTACGAGTCCACAGGATTATGCTGTTGATGCGAATGTCGTTCAATTTGGTAAGAATGGGAATCCTATCAGACAATATGCTATGATGGGTGCTTGGCCATCTGTTGTTGCCGCTATTGAACTTGATTGGGGAACTGCTGAACCAGAAGAATTTGCTATCACATGGACATTCGATTGGTGGGAAAGTGTAGAAATCGATGAACCAACTTTCACTTTTGACGCGTCTATTAATCTGCCAGATTTTGGTTCGATTGGTATTGGTGGTACACTCTAAATATAATAACATATAAATATAGTTAAGTATAGGGGTAGTGTATCTACCCCATTAACTATATTTGAGGTATTCATGGCACAATTTTTTGGTTTTGATATTACAAGAAAGAAGAAAGATCTAAAGGCCTTTTCTGCACCCGAAAATACAGATGGTGCAGTAGATGTTTCTATTGGTGGAGCTCTCGGTCATTATATTGACATGGAGGGTAAAATAAAGAATGAAATTGAATTAATAAACAGATATAGATCTCTGTCTACTGAATCTGAAGTCGATGCTGCTATTGATGATGTAATAAACGAAGCAGTAGTGATAGGTTCAGAACGTGAAGATGCTATATTTTTAGATTTGAATGATTTAGGTGCAAGTGATGCAATAAAAGATAAGATTCATGATGAATTCACACATTTGATGAAGTTGTTGAGTTTTAATAAAGATGGTTATGAAATTTTTAGAAATTGGTATATTGATGGTCGTCTATACTATCATATGATTATTGACGACGCGAAACCAAAACAAGGCATTCATGAATTAAGATATATTGATCCGCGGAAGATAAGAAAAGTAAGAGAAGTAGAAAAAGAACGTGCTGAAAATGGTGTGGATATAGTTAACAAAGTTAACGAATTTTATGTCTATAATGATAAGCTCGATAATCCACAGTCTGAAATAACAAAAGGTATCAGAATTCAACCAGATGCAATTGCATATATACATTCTGGTATGTATGAAAATAAAAAAGGTCTTATACTGAGTTATTTGCATAAAGCTATCAAGCCGATGAATCAACTGAGAATGATGGAAGATTCTGTCGTCATATATAGAATTAGTCGTGCCCCCGAAAGACGGCTATTCTATATTGACGTTGGGAATTTACCCAAAGCAAAAGCAGAACAGTATTTACGAGATCAGATGAATCGTTTTCAGAATAAGTTGGTCTATGATGTAGATACTGGTGAAATTAAAGATGATCGTAAGCATATGTCGATGCTGGAAGATTTTTGGTTGCCTCGTAGGGAAGGTGGTCGTGGTACAGAAATTTCTACATTGCCAGGCGGTCAGAACTTAGGTGAGATGGAAGATGTAATATTTTTTCAGACTAAATTATACAGAGCATTAAATATCCCGCCAAGTAGATTAGAACAAGCTTCTGGTTTTTCATTAGGCAGAGAATCCGAAATAACCAGAGATGAATTAAAATTTTCAAAGTTTATTGGTCGATTGCGTAATCAATTCACAACTTTCTTTGATCAGTTACTTAGATCACAGCTTGTTTTAAAAGGTATCATACGCGAAGAGCAATGGGATGATATAAACAGTGAAATACAGTACAAATGGGCTGAAGATTCTTATTATAGAGAAACTAAAAACTCTGAAATGTTGATGGCTCGTTTGGGATTATTACGGGAAGTTTCTGATTATGCAGGAAGATATTTCTCTATGGAATATATTAAACGCACAGTATTACAGATGACTGACGAAGAAATAAGAGAAATGCAAAAAGAAATTAATGCTGAAGTTAAGGGTGAAAAAATTCATAAAGATGCTACCATAGAATGGGGTGCACTTGGGCCTCAAGGTGAAGAAGTAGATGGTGGGGATGATCCTTATGATGATAAAGATGATGATAAAGATGATAGTACAGATGAGGAATTTATTAGTGACATTGAACATGATAATAAGTTAAATAAAATTTTTGAAATGATGGGGGAAGGTAAGAATGGAAAACGTAACGAATCTATTGAATAAGATTGCTGATGGTGATGCAGTCAGTACTCAAAAAGAATTTGAAAAAATTTTAGCTGATAAATTAACTAATGCATTAGATAAAAAAAAGAAAGAAGTTTCTAAAAATCTGTTTGATGATCCATTAGGGGTAGGGGCAGAAGAAGAAACAGAAGATGAGGTAGAATAATGGCACATGGATCGGCAGTAAGAATTATTTACGATCAGGGTTATATCGGTGGTCGTGTCATGGCACTGATTACGAATATAGGTGCTACTGATTTGTCTGCAACGACAGGATTAATTGATGCATCTATATTGGCTAATCATGTTTCAAGCCCAGTGTTATCTATTGAGAAAATTTCATGGAATACTGGTGGAATTACGGCGGGTAGATATTTTAGTGTTATATTTACTGGTAGTAGTGATTCTACTGCAGTTTCTCTTAGTGGTAATGGTCATTGGGGTAAATCACATACAGCTGGGTTAGATGCTCCCATAACAAACGATGCAGGAACGCCAACAGGAGATGTTGCTATTACAACTACAAATTGTGATAATGCTGCAGACACAATAAATGTTGTTCTAATTCTCAAAAAAGTATCGGGTTTTACAGCTAGACCAGATTATAGTGGATAGGGGTTAAAGTAATGAAATTAATCACAGAACTTGTAGAAGATTTGGATATTGTTACTGAAGCTGATTCAAACGGTAAGGAAAGTCTCTTTATTGAGGGGATTTTCCTACAGGCCGAACAAAAGAATCGTAATGGTAGAGTATATCCATTGGAAATTTTAGAACGCGAAGTTAGGCGTTATAAAAAAGATTATGTTAAACAAAACAGAGCCTTTGGTGAATTAGGACATCCAGATGGCCCAGCTATTAATTTAGAACGTGTTTCTCATATGATAACGGAATTGCGGAAAAGTGATACTGATTTTGTCGGTAAAGCAAAAGTTTTAAATTCAACTCCGTATGGTAAAATAGTCGAAGGACTACTTAAAGATGGTGCTAAATTGGGCGTTTCTTCTAGAGGAATGGGTTCATTAGATGAAACACAAAAGGGCACTAAAATTGTAAAAGACGATTTCTATCTAGCGACTGCAGCTGATATAGTTGCTGATCCTTCTGCACCGCATGCATTTGTACAAGGTGTAATGGAAGGTCGTGAATGGATTTATGAAAATAGTATGTTTCGCGAAGTGGATTTAGATAGTATTAAAAAGACTATTGATAGTTCGAGTCGTAGGGAACGAGAACAAGAAATATTACACGTTTTTGAAACGTTTGTTTCAAAATTGTAATATGTATAAATAGTTACCAGAATATAACAAAAGGAGAAAATCAATGGAAGCTTTGGAAAAAGATTTTCAAGACCTAGTTGATTCAGAAGAAGTACTTCAAGAGGATGAAGCAGACGATACTAGTTCTGCTGATCTTTCAGCTGAAGTTTCTACTGATGATGAATTGTCTACTGATGATGAATT